ATGTGCCTAGTTTCTCGCGCATGATCTGCGCCAAAACTGCCATATCTGATCCAGCGTCACGCTTGGCTTTCACGGCATCCATGCCCCCACTCATAAGAGCGCGGGCCACAGAACGGGTCAGCCCGGCATCGCGCACAAGCCTCCGCTCAAATTCTTTGGCGGTCATTTCAGCCGCCTTTTGCGCGTCAATCCGCGCGGTTTCCTGCATCGGGAATGTCACCAGCGACACCTCCCACAGATCGACGCCTTTCAGCAGTCGCACACCATCGGCGCTGCGGTCAGCATCCGTCACGCGGTAGCCAATGGACAGCCCGTCAATCGCACCAGCACGGACCAGCGCAAGCGCCTCGCGCCCCTTGGCCACGTCAGACAGGATGCGACCGCGCACCCGCAGGCCGGTATCGTCTTCGGAAACCTCATCCCAGACGCCAATCGGTTGCGCCGGGTCATGCTGCCACAGCATCTTGACCGGACGGCCCGCCGCGATTGTGTCGGCATACGCGCCCTTCAGGACCATATCTCCGCCCTGGTCCACCTCGCCAAAGCGGCTTGCGTAGCCTTCAACGCGGCCATCGGCGTCGGCTTTCAGGTCAAGCCGCAGCGCCTTCGTTTCAGGTTCGCCTGACATTTTGCCGATTACCTCCAAGCCCCGCCCCTTTGCAAATTTGCAAAACTTGCTTGCAATGTAGCATAGACCGCCCGGCTTTGCAAAGCGCAAGGCAAAATCACGCCGGGCCGTCATCTTCCGGCGTGACAGGCGTTTCCGCCAGCCCCATCGCGCCGCGCGGGACTTCATCCGCCCATTCCGCCGCAACCGGATTCAAGCCCAATTCCGCACGGATTTCGTTTTGCGTCAGCCACCCCGGCTGGCCACCCGCGCCCAATGCCTTGACGTAGTATTCCGCCTGGTCCTTGAAGTCGCCGCGCAACAACGCTCGCTCGTCCAGATCGACAGACAGCGCAGGATCGTTGCGCAGAATGTCGCGGTCAAACACATCCTCCATGCGCGCAATCCACGGCCCCAGAGTATGCACCACATGATGTCGGAAATGCTGTTCTGCGCTGGCAAACGTGGTAGTTTGGTTGCTCTGCATGAGCATGATTGGATGAACCCGGAACGCCCGCGCAATCTCTTCAATTTGGAATTGCCGCGTTTCGATATACTGCGCGTCAACGCTGGTCATGGTCATGGACTGAAACTTGGCCATGCGGTCAAGAATAGCAATGCCGCCCTCACCATTCGGGCCGAACCGATCCTGCCAGCTTTCACGCAGGCTTTCCCGGACCTCCGGCGATAGAGTTTCCTCAAACGCCAGGACGCCAGACGGCTTGCCGCCATTGCTGGCCAGCCGCGCCTGTTGCTTTTCCATCACGCGGGACAGGCCGATCGCCTCACGCGCCGCAGCAATTGCAGGCAGGGAACGCCACCCATCCAGCGAAGGCCCGCGCAAATACACCACCTGCTCAGGCGCAAACTCGCCGCTGGTCCCGTTGGCATAGCCCACGCGGAAATAGTGCGACCACTGCCCCTCATCCCGGTGAATGGACCAGCTGCCCATCGGCAATGGCAGGACCTCCCTGACCTCGCCGCGCACCACGTCCTTCACGCCCACAAACGCGCCGTCCAGAAGCGCAGCCGTGATAGCATATTCCCGGAACTCAAACGGCGTTTGAAACCCGTTCGGGCGGACCGCCAGCAAGCGATGCGCCCAATGCGCCCGATCTGCCTGCCGCATGATCCGGCCATCTTGCCGCGTCTCTCGCATGATGCGCAGTGGCATCTGAGCGATGCCCTCCGAGATGACCTTGACCGCGCACATCACCGCAGTGACCTCAACGGCGGTTTTCGGATTGACCTGGACGCCCGCCGCCACGCCATACCGGGCAAACGCGCCAATATCCGCCAGCCGGTCTAGAGTGACCTCAGTCACATCCGCGCTTTTCTTTTTCAGCCAGTCGAACATTACAGCACCATTAGCCCCTCAGTTTCCAGATACGACGCCGCCTGCTTCGGGGCGTCACTGGCCATTGATCCAACGGCCATTGCAAGCGCAACCATACCATCAATCCGCGCGCTTGTCTTGGACTTGTCCAGCTTGCGGTTGCCCGCAGGGTCAGACGTGGCAACGGCATTTTGCGCGCACATGTTCAAAACCGGATTGCCGCCATGCCTCAGGCTGCGACTGGCCACCATCGTTTCCAGCCTCGCCAGCGCCGGGGACATGTCACGGAACCCCTGCCCAAACGGCACAAGCGGTGGCCGCGCGCCCAGCGCGTCAAACTCGCGCATCAGATCATTCATCCGCCACCGGTCATAGGCAATGGCTTGAACGTCAAAATCACCACAGACGTCCAGAATAGCGCGCGCCACAACGTCAGGCCGGATAACCGGGCCATCAATCAACGTCAGATAGCCCTGATCTGCCCACAGATCATAGGGCACCCGATCCTGTTGTGACTTGTCGCGGATACCATCGGCAGGCAGGAAAAACCGGCAATGCACATCATGCGCCCCATCTTCGCACGGCACCACGATCACAAAAGCCGTCAGGTCGCGGCTGGCAGACAGATCAAGCCCGCACCATGCCTGCCCATAAATGCCAGAAGGCGCGGCATTGTTCGCCTCCCATTCGGCCCGGTTCATAAACCGCGAATTGGCCTGCACCCGCTGGTTCAAATACAACCATCGAAAACTGGCCTCTTTCGCTGGCAATCGCGCCGCCTGCGCAGCGAAATCCGCCACGTCCTTTTCGCTGCGGAAAACACCCATCGCCGGATTGGCCGCGCGCCAGGCCTTTTTATCGGACAGGTCGCAATCCGCAGGCGCGGTGTAGAGGTGCAATACGATGCGCGGATCTTTGGACGTGTCCGCATCGTCAATCCATGTCGAGAACATGTCGCCATCTGTCGCGGCTTGCGTGGATATTGCAATCCGCAGCGGGTTTTCATAAGCGCCCTGCGCCGTCTCGATAGCCTCCACAAAAGCGTCCTGCGGCCCGCGCACCTGCCCCACCTCGTCAAGGATTGCCAGCACCGGCGAAAGCCCGTGCGCCGTGCCAGCCTCGGCAGAGATCGCCTTGTAGGTCACGTTCATCGGAAGGCCCACAATGGACTTGCCGCTTGGCACGATCCTACAGATAGGCTCAAGCTGCGGGTTTAGCTGCACCATCTTTGCGGCCAGGTTAAACACCAGCGCGGCTTGATCCCGCGACCGCGCGCCGCTGACAATCTGACTGTTTTGGACGGCCTCCGGCCCGACGATATGCGCCAAAAGGATTGCCGCGATTAGCGCCGTCTTGCCGTTCTTTCTAGCAATCGCCAGCATCGCAACGCGCGTTCCCTTGGGGTTGTCATAAATCGACAGGATGAACGCCTGCTGGAATGCCTCCAATCGCATTGGCTGGCCCACCTTGTCGCCCTCCGGGATACGGCAGTAGGACTCGATGAACGCGCACACCCTTTCGCCCCGCGTCCGCTTGGCATTCGGCAGTTTCCGCCAGTCGCGCAGTTTCGGAACCGGGCCACAGCGCACAGCGTCACGAACTACAGCAGGCAGTCGTGGCATCAGTTAGGCCGCGCTAACAGATCGTCGTCAATCGCGGTGTCAGCCTCGATCTGTTTTGCCGCCGCGCGCCGCTTGCCTGTATCCCGCGCCTCACCTTTTTGCGCGCGCGCGTGTAGCGACAAACTGCGGCGATAAGACAGTATCGTGCTGGCGTGCATCTGGATGATTGTCTTGCGCGGATTCACCACCGGCGTTCCCTTTTCCGTCACCATCACGCTGCCCTCTTCGCGTAGCGCTTGTTGCTCACGGTTGAGGTCAGCCATGACGCGGGCCAGCATCGCAGCCAACTCCAACTGATGCGCCGTCCACTCCGATCTGGCAAACTCGTCAATGACGCTCCGAAAAAAAATCAGATCGTCACCATCCAGCGGCACATGATCCGGCGGCACAATATCCCGCGCCGCCGATGCGGCCACCTTCACCGCTGCCGCCGTGCTGTCAATACGTTGCTTGCGAGCCATTCTCGAAATCCTGTGTTAGCGTAGAAAGATGACTACCCCCTCGCCGCCCTCCT